CAACATTTTGAGAACCTGTAGTATTTGTTTTTAAAGCATCTCTACCAACTGCCGTATTATAACTTGCTGTAGTGTTTGCTTTTAAAGCTTCTGCACCGATTGCTACATTTGAAGCACCTGTAGTATTAACGAATAATGCTTCATGTCCAAAAGCTACGTTAGCATCAGCAGTTGTATTTGCTCCTAAAGCTGCATATCCAAAGGCGTTATTACCATTACCCGTTGTATTAGCGTCTAGAGCTGTAGCACCAACTGCATTATTTGAATGACCTGTAGTGTTAGCATTTAAAGCAGACGCACCTAATGCTGTGTTGTTATCTGCTGTAGTGTTTGCTCCTAAAGCTCCTGTTCCTATACCTGTATTATTATCACCTTCTGTATTAACATCTAAAGACGATAAACCAACTGCAACATTACCTGTTCCAGTAGTATTAGCACCTAATGCTGTAAAACCAACAGCAGTATTGTTACGACCAGTAGTGTTTTTAGTAAGAGCTTGATAACCAATACCAACTAAATTATCACCAGTTGTTAAGTCATCAAATACTTCCCAACCTAATCCAGTATTATTAGAAGCAGTAGATAAAGTACCTGTACCACCATCATTACTAATAAGAATACCATTAGCAAAGTTAGTGATATCAGAAATAATACCTACGCCATTAAATCTAGTACCAACTATTGTTGAAGAACCTGTAATAGCTCCGTCTACTTGTAGTGTAGAAGCCATATCAACTGCACCGTCTATATCTACTACGTCTAAGTTAGTAGTTCCGTCTACGTCTATAGCTCCAGAAATATCTAAAGAAGTTGCTGTTAAAACGCCTGTAACACCTAATGTGCCACCAACAGTCATATCATCTGTTACTGTTAGATCATCTTGTACTTTTAAATCTACTACGCTAAGACTAGCAAAAGCGTCAACTACTGCTGCACC